CTCCGGCAAGCAGTAGAGAGGAAGCCGTGAGCGATAGACTCGTCACCCGCTCCATGTACCGCGAAGCCTATGGCATCAGCGACGAAACCGTGCGCCGTGACCTGAAGGCTGGCCGCTTGCCGCCGTTCGACGAAGCGCCGACACGCAAGCGACAGGCATGGTACGCCTCTACGCTGGTCCGCGCTGGCAAGCTGCTGTTTGCTGTGCGTGCCTGCAATTGTGCCTACATTCTCCCCTGACGCTCATCAGACAGTTTCCGCAGTTTCTCCACGTTTGAATCCCGGCGACGGTCGAAGGTTTCCTGGTCGATGCCGTTACGGTTGAGCTGGCGCCCGTAGCGGTTGATGTTGCTCATGATCTCGCGCTTCTGTGCGTCGGACTCCATCTTGATCTGCTGCATCGCCGCGTCCTCCGGGTAGGCTCCGACCTTCACGCCGACGGCATTCATCAATGCCTGCGACAAGCTCAGTTCGCGCCCGAACGGATCGGTGACGCCATTCCCCGCATTCAGGATTCCGGTCGCCGCGTAGGTTTCGAGTTGCCCGGGGTCGAGGTCCATGCCGAGCGCGCGCGCCATACTGCCGACTGACGGCAACGGGATATTCGGCATCAGCGCTTTGTATGCCCAGTCGCCGGTCTTGATGGCCTTCTCGGTCGGCGTGTCGGTATCCAGTGTGATCTTCTTGCCGGTGAAGCCCCGGGTATTCAGGAAGAACTCGGCGAACAGCGCCGGGATACCACCAATGCTGGCCCACTGCGGCATCGGGAGCGCGCCGTGTGACTGCTCAATGTCGGCCACGTCACCGACCGGAATCCAGCGCCGGATGTCCAGAAACACCGGGGAGCCGTGGTCGTCGTTCCAGGGCATGCGGATCATCTTCGGCACGCCCACCGGGCCGTAGCCCCAGACGTTGCCGCGCTTCTCCTTTGCCAACAGTTTGCGCTCCTTGTCCTCGTCGCCGCCACTGCCGCTGTAGCCGAGCATGTTCAGCGCCTGCATGGCGATGAACAGGCTCATCAGCTTCCACGGCTTATTCTTGGCGGTGTCGTAGAGCTTCGGGATTGCCCGGTAGCTGAAGGCGATGAACGGCAGCGCGGTCTTGCGCAAGGCTTGAATCCACGGCGCATTGATGCTGTAGTCGAGGAACGAGTCCTGCGCGAACTTGCCGGCCTGCTCGTCGGTCATGCCGTCCGCCTTGGCCTTGATGAAGGCTGCCAGCCGGAAAATCGTGTCTTCCGATCCGTAGACCTTGATCATGGCGTCGATCAGCGCTTTCGGTGCCTGCGCGGTTTTGCTCTTGCCGAGCGCGGCGATGGCTTGGCGCTTCTCGCCTTCGCGCCACAGGTCCAGCGCGGCGGACAGGTTGAGCAGCCCGTTCAGGTTGTTCTGTTTCAGCGTTTCCGATTCCAGCGATTTCAGCAGCGACTCAAGCTCGCCCTGTTGCAGTTCGTGGAATGCGTAGGCGCCGCTGTCGCCGCCGTGGGTCTTGAACGATTCCCACAGCGCTTTTGCGTCGTCGTTCTTGCCCATCGTGGCGACGGTCTTCACGGCTTCAAGCAGCTGGGTTGACTGCACGTCCGCCCAGTTCATGAAGACGAAGTTCGACATGATGTTATTGACGTGCACCGCGGGCGACATCGCAGTTTTCGACAATTTCCATTTGTTCTGAAGCGAGTCGAATGCCTTGCCGATCGGGCTGGTGAAAAAGCTCTCGTCGCCCATGTTGCGGACGTCGTTCCACACCGGCCCGGGCACGTACTTCCCGGCGAGTTGGCCGTACTTGCGAACGTCGGTTCCCTGCACCTTTCCGTCAGGCACCTTCACCCATGAGTCAGGAGGGAAGGTCGCCAGCTTGGCTTTCAGGCGATCCTCGTCGGTCATCGGCACGGCGCCGTCCGGCAACTGCTCCAGCTCCTTGCCGTAGTTGTTCGCCAGCCACTCGAAGTATTTGCCGGTCTCCACGTCCTGCACGGCGAGCTGCATGGTGCGCACCAGCGCGTAGCGGATGTCGTCGATTTCGCCCATGCGGGTGCGTTCGGCTTCCGTGAAGTCGCGCCACATCATCGCCTTGCCGTCGCGGACGTCGCGCAGTTCCCATGTTGATGCGTCCTGCGTGTAGCCCTTGAACCGCTCCGGGATGGGCTCGTTGGCAGGCCAGTAGGCGACATCCTTCAGGCGTCCCAGCGTGGGCTCGCCGTCGATTGGCTTGGTCTTCTCGCGCGCCTCAAGGCGGACGAACTTCTCGCCGCGCATATCGGTGGAGACCTTGTTGCCATTCAGCTTGGCCTGCCACGGCGCCGGCAGCCAGTCGGCCAGTTGCGCGGCGGTCACGGCATCCACCAGGCCGCGGGTCTTGTACTGGTCGCCCTTGATGCGCAGCGCACGGGCCGCCGATGCCGCCTTATCGTTGGCCTGCTCCGTCTCGTACTTCTGGTACGTGCGATGCAGGTAGCTCCACTCGTTGCGCTTGAAGGTATCCGGGTCAAGGTTGCCGAGTCGAACCTGCTCCGCGCCGAGGTCACGCATCAGGCGCTTGATCTCGGTCAGCGCATCGCGCGAGTCCGGGCGCAGGTCTTTGGTAAGCGCCTCCACTTCGGCGGCATCAGCGGTCGTCGCGGCACGGTACAGCACGGCAGATTCCGCGCGGGTCAATGCTCCCATCTTGTCGAGTATCCGCATCGTTGTCCGGGCGCCGCCCATGATGGCGGAATTGGTCGCACGGCGCTGGTCGATCACGGCGCGGTCGAGCCCGTAGCGGTCAATCACGCCCGCTTTGATGTGCTCGGTCAGGTTCGGTGCGATCCTGGTCGCCGCGTAGCCACCCAGCATCTCGGTCAGGTTGAAGGCGGCACGCCAGACGTTCAGCGCCTTGGTCTTCTCCAGCGCCACACGCAGCGGCGTATCCAGCGCGCCGACCTTCGGCGAAAGCTGCGACTTCTCAGGCGTCGCAAATGCCGCCTTGATCTTGTCGCGCGCCGTGGGTTCTACGGCGAGGTTGCGCGGGTTTGTGGCCGTGCGCTGGTAGCGGATGTCCGCATTGTCAGGGGAGAACTGGCCGGTGTTGCCGGTGGCGGATTTAATTTGCTCGGGGGAAAACGCCACATAAATCGTGTTGGCAGTATCGCCCATATTTGAAAACCCAGACGCCACAATGCCGTCATAGCCCGTCACCTCCGTAACTGCACGCAGCACGTACTCTGCCGATACGCCCGATCCGACAATCCCGCTAATTTGATCAACTGCAGTTTGGTCTTGAGCAATCAGCTTTGCTGCATCTCGTGCTGCGCCAGATATTCCGCTGCCGTATGTGTCGCCAAAGTTAGCCAAAAAACCATCGCGGATGTCGCCGCCCTCAGCCTCTGCTTCGATCTCAGCAATTCGTGTTACCAGCTTCTCTATCTCTGCAGCTTTAAATGGCTTCGTGCCGTACTGCATTGGTTTTTGCAGGCTCAGATAAGCATTGACCATTTGCCCTGCGTCACCATGACGATTCACGTACCCGCTCGCGACAGCTTCGCTCGTCGTGAAATAAAATCCGGGCCCCTCGTTGCGGCTGTTAAGCCTGCCGATGTCGAACACATTGAACTTGGCCGAAGTCCCGTGATACACAACCAACGGCCTGCCCTGCGCGTCAACCACACGACTATCAGAGAACCAACGCCAGAAGTTCCGTACCCCATCCTCCGTAGGATGAATTGGCTGTCCGTTGCTGTTGGTGGTGGGGCGCTGCTTGCCGTCTACTTCGATGGTGGCGGGGAGCTTTTTCGAGAAAGCCACGCCGCTACTGTCCGGCGTGGGGGATTCATTCAGCCAGTCAATCGCCTGCTTGAACGTGTTGCCTCCGGGAGCGATGTTGAAGTCTGGCGCGTTGTGCTGCGATGACGTGTTGAGATGGTCGGCAAAGCGGAAGCCTGCCGTTTTACCGTCAGCCCGTGTCACCTCGAAATATCGGCTCGTACTGAATGACCGGTTGCCATGCACCGATGCGCCAAGGTCTTCGGCCAATGATTCAAAGGCATCCGCCTGCGCAAACTGGTGAACATGGTCAAGGTCAGCAAGCGATGTCGCATCCCGGATGCCGATGTTGTTGCGGGCGATTTGCTCGTTACGGCGATCAAGCTCCGCGTAGCCTTCTGCGGTCAGTTCTTCGTTTTCGGCGTCCCAATACTTCGGGCTCTCAGCAATCAGTTTTTCAACGTCGTAGCCGCGCCCATTCTGTTGAATGGATTCAAGCTCCTGTTGAACGTCGTATTCCGACTGACGCGCGATTTCTTTGTTGGCTACAGCAAGCGCATCGGCTTCCATTCGCGCAGTGATTGGTGTACGCTTCGCTTCGCTCGCAGCCGCCTTTGACTTCTGTGCAGGTTCCGGCGACCCGGAATTTTCGGCTCTCACCGCCCGCTCCTGCATCCCGCCAGTCGGGGCAAACCCATAGCCTTCGCGCTCACTGGGTGCGCTGATCGCGGCGCGAGCTTCTCTCCCTACGCCCCCCATGCTGTCGTCGGCAGGAGCGCCGCTTTGGTTGCCGACGACATCCTTGGTCGCCATACGTTCGGTTTTAGCACGGCTGAACGCAGTATCCGTAATCTGCACATCCTTGTCGTCGAAGATGACGTAGTTGTGCGATCCATCCTTTGCGGTGCGGCTGTTGCCATCTAGGTACTTGATGCCACGAATACCCATGGAGTTCAGGTATTCGCTGGCTGCTTGCTGCGAGCCCTTCTGCGCGGCAAGCCGAGTGTAAATCTGCTGGCCTTTCAGGTCATCGACATCCCTGCTGCCGAGCATGCGGTCAACGTCCTTCTGCGTGAGCCCGAAGTTGCTGGTTCCGTTGTTCGACTGCGTGCGCAGAATCCACGGCTGAGATGATGTCTGATCGGCCTGTCCGTCGCGATTGTCCAAGAGCGTTGCGTTGCTGCCCATGTCGAGGCCGTTGAACGGCGCCATGTCTGGCATGCGCCGCTTAATCGCCTTCCGCACAACCTCCGGCTGCTCACTAAGCGGCTTGTCCCAGTCCAGCAGTTCGCTGTCTTCTGGGATGTCTACGGTGTAGAGTTGGCCGCGATACGGCTTGCTGGTGAAGTCTTTTTTGCTTGAAGCCTCATTCAAAATGACTAGCGTTTTGCGCCAACCGTCAAGCACAGATTGCTCGCTTGGATGATTTTTCCGGCGCTCATCCCATGTTGCGGCGTCATCAATCCAGCCTTGAACTTCCTTGCGGACCTGCGCTAACGTGCGTCCGTCTTGTGTGACAAGCGTTGCAGCGTGGTACTCGGGCGATTGCGGTTGCAATTCGACGCCCCGGAAAAATCGACGCGGCGGCCCTGACATGTTGTTTGATAGGGCTTCACGGTAATGCTCCGCAATCTCTTTCTTGCTCGCAAAGTACAGCCCATACCCGTAAGCCTGCGCCCCCTCTCCGGTGCCGATCTTGTCCAAGCTGAACTTGTCGAACTTGTGCGGGCTGCCGTGGTAGGCGCGCTGGAACGCCACCGCCCCGCCTCGCGACGCCTTGCCTTTCTGAATCCAGTTGCGTGCCGGGATGATGAAGTTGGCGATCAGGTCTTCGTCTGACATCGCCAGGAACTGCCGTGCGTTTGGCATGTTCTCCATGATCCATGCCTTGATGGCGCGGATCAGGCGGCGGATCAGGCCGGCCTCCTTCAAGGTCGGGTACTGCTCCGCCAGTTCGGCCAACACTTCTTCAGCGGCGGCGCGGCGGTCATCTTTTGTCATGCCGCGCAGAATGGCGTTGGCCGTGAGCTTTTCGCCGTTGGCGCCGTACTGCGACGCCATGCCGTATTCGATGGCCTTGTTTGCCACGTCTGCCGGGCGCATGTCGATGACGGAATCCAGGATCGGGACGATGCGCTTGCCGAAGGTGCCGCGCAGCCCGTGATGGCCGAGCACTTCGTGGAATACCGTGCCCACCACGGAGCGCGCGTCTGTCGCGGCATCGGCGACGATGAACACGCGGCCGTCCGGCATGATGAAGCCCTTGACTTCGCCCAGGCGCTCGCCGGCCTTCATGGCCGCCTTGGTCTCGCGCTGGTATTTGTCGAAGACTTCCTTCGGCGCGTCCAGCATGGTGTCGATGACGCTGATCGCCGGGGCGTTCTTCCACCATTTCGTGATTGACTTGACGATGGATTCCACGGTCGGCACCGGCAAGCCGCGCCCGGTTTTCGTCACCAGCGGCGGCTCGGGCTCCTGCGGCCTCTGCTCCGCCTTGGCCGGGGCGTCTTTGCCGAGTTTGTCGCGAATCCCGGCGATCATCTCGTCCAGCGCGGCGCGTGCCGCTGCATCGGCTTTCAGCCCTTCGCCGCGCTTGCGAAACGCAAGGTCAAGCACCGCGGCCCGGTCTTGCGTGCTCAGTGCGTCACCAGCTTTTTTCAGGCATCCGGTCAGGCTCATGGGTCAGGAATCCAGCAGGTCAGTGGCGCAGATGAATTGCACGAATTGCAGCACGGTCTCGCGGTTGCGCACCAGTAACGCAAGCTCTGCATCAATGGCGGAGACGTGCTCTCCTGTGACGGCCTTGCCGGACCCAGGATAGAACGGCGGTGGCGCTGGGGCCGGAGTTGTGCTCGGCTTTGCCAGTACGCCAGTGGCGAGCCATAGCGCGAGCATCTATCTTGTGCGGCTAAACCGCGTCCGCCTCGGCAAACAGCGCATCCACTTCCGTGTCTGTCCGCGTCTGAATCGTGATGCGGTGGCGGAGTTTTCCGGCTTGCATGGTTAGGTCGGCGTGATCTCGGTCACGGCATCGGCTGCTGCTTTTGCGGCCGCTGCGCGCTCTTCCTCAAGCACGACTCGCGTCATGTAGCGGATCAGGTCAGCCTTGATTTCCGCGGCAGTGGCATTGCGGCGCACGTTGTTGGCATCGCGTGTTTGCAGTCGCGAGCCGAACGCGACAACGAGTCGCGAGTCCTGCGCAGCCGTGGTTGTGATCGTGGTTGTTGCCATGTCGTCCTCAGTAGCTCGGGTACCACTTGCCGGTTGTGGTGTCGTAGGTAAGGATCAACGCCTTGCTGACCACGGCAGTGGTTGCCAATGCGATGTTGCCGGCCGTGTCGGTTGACCACAGGCCAGTCGGGATCAGCGTGATCTGACCGCCACCGGCCGAGATCGGCGACGGCGCGGTGATCGTGGAGATGGTGGTTGTGCCGGAGACAAAAGAAACTTGCTTGGCAGGAGCGATGGTGCTGGCGCTTGCAATGGTTGGCGCTGCTGCGTCCGTCGCTACGAATCCGCCGCTGCTGATGAGAGAGCGCAGCTTGAGGTCGCCGTAGCTGGCGCCCGGAATGATTACGGAAGCTCGATTGGCCGCGTCTCGCCTGAACGCAACATCAGGGGTTCCGGTCTCAGATGTCGTGCTGGAAAACGCATAATGCCCGTCCATGCGGACACGCATTCCATGATATGTTTCCCACACAGTAGACGCAATATAGCCGCCGTTTGAGACGCGCGCATAGCTCGAAATTACCGCGTAATCTGAACTCAATAACGCTGCCAATAAGTTCGCTGTGCTCGTCCCTGCCTCATTTACGACTACCAGTCCGCCGTATGCCGACTGATAGGACAGCGCTACGCACGATCCAGCCTGACCGATGTATAGACGCGGATCAGAGTTCGCAAAATTTCCCGATCCAGTCGTGACCTTTGCGCGTAAAGCAGCGTTACCTACCACCGCACCGCTGCTGTTGTACAGCAAATGGGTGTCCGAGGACGTGCCCGATGCAACCACCGCCTGCCCGTTGGCTTTTTGGTAGCCGGTGCAGCGCCAGTTGCCAGAGCCTAGACTGACAAAGTAGGCCACGTCACCCGCAGCGGTGGTGATGCTGGCGCTTCCCGGCAGGATCAGTGATGTAGCGTTGTGCGTGAGCGTAAGCGCGCCGCTGAATTGGACGACACGCTCCGCACCCGCAGCGATAGTGCCGAGGCCGGTGATGGTGGTTGTGCCGCTGACGATGACGCTGTTGGACGTGGCGGCACCGATGTCGGTGGTGGTGGCGCTGGCGATGGTTTGCGTGGCGGCCCAGTTGAGAGCGCCGGTCATGGTGTCGCCGGCTTTGGCAACGAGCGCTGTCGAAGGATTCGAGATCGGCATTACGTGTACTCCCGCGCCGCGAATGCCTGACTAGTCGTCGCGCCGATAATGCTGATGGCGCTGGTCGGGCAGTTGCCTGGCATGGATTCATAGAGCCCGCCAGCCACGATCTTGAGCGACGGCGATGCCGCCGTGGCGGTGCCGACATCGCTGATCCACAGGTCGCCAGAGGACAGGTTCTGAATCCAGTACGCGCGCCGGTTGGCGTTGAGTGCGATTGCGGTTTGCGCGGTGCCGCCCGTTGTGATCGTGCCGCTTTTGTCCGTGGCGGTGACACCCGCGTAAACAACCTGCGCCTTCAGGTTGGCGGCCGTTGCCTGCGCCACGGTGAGCGCGCTTTGATCGCTGGCCACCGTGACCGCGAGCGAGTTGGCGCTGGTCTTTTGCCCCAGGTTGGCAGGCAGCAGTGCGATCAACGACGTGAGCCGCTGCGCGATGCGTTGCAGGCGGCCGTTGAGGCCGGAGCTTGCTGTGTCGCTTGCTGGGGCGGTCTCGGTGACGGCGCCGTAGAGCGTGGCTGCCGCAGCAAGCGTTGCTTCTGTCGCTGGTGATGCAATCTCAGCGCCCGTGCTGTCCGTTAGCATCACGGCGCCAACAAACTTGCCGCCGACGCTGCGGCCTGCCAGGGTATCGGTGCCGGCGCCAGTATTGGCTTTGGCTGTCAGTCCGTCAAGCGCCATTACGCGATCCTCTTGGCGTTAATCGTGGTGCGACCCGGCCCGTGGTGCTCAATGTCGAACTGCCATTCGGCGCCCTTCAGCGATCGCTCGGTGACGGTGACGGTCGGTGCTGGCAGATTGATTGCCGGTGGCGTGTAGTTCACCACTGGTGCCGCAACGGATACGTTCGGCGCCTGCACGTTGACCACGGGCGCGGGAAGCTTTGCGGCCTGCACTTCGATGCGAACCTCGCGCATTGCGTCACGCAGCGCGGTCGCCATCGCCTGCGCTTCATCTTCCTTGCGCTCGTCAGCCGCTTCCTGCTCTTCGAGCTGGTTGGCCTTTTCCATCAGGGAGACAATGTCGGTCAGCGCTGTTCCGATCTCGGACAGCATGCCGCGAAATGCTTGTGATTCTTCTGCGGATCGTTGTGCCGCGTCGGCCTCGATCCTTTTTGCAGACTCGACGAGTTGTTCGATTCCGTTCATGCATGGCCGCGATTGATTTGTCGCTGACCACTATTGCAGATTTCTGGCGTCGAGACCAGTAACGGAAATTATCCAAGACAGGTGCGGATGGATTCCAGCACCGAGAGCCGGCGCAGCAGCGCCGTGGTTTCTGGTGGTGTGCTTAGCGCGGGGTTGCGCTTGGCGGTAATTGCCCTGCGATCTTGGCTTTCAGCGATGCGTGCACCGCCTGAATCTGTTCCGGCGTTCTTACCGGCAGGCGAGGCGCCGAAGGATTCGCGGGTGATGGTGTCGCCGTCGATCTGCGGCGTGCCGTCCTCGGCGGTTGATAGGGTGGCGCGCGTCGGTCGGGCGCGCTGGAACAACGGCATGCCTTGCGCTGCCTGCTCGCGCATCTTGTCGGTGATGTCGAAGCCGGGTTGCTTGCTAGGCGGTAGGTTTTCCATTGACGCCGATGCTTTGCGCCACTTCTGCCCGCCAGCGATTGTTACCTCGCTAACCTTACCGCCACCCAGCTTCTTCAGTACGTCATTGGCTACGTTCGGGACGATCTTGTCGTAGAAGGCTTTCATGCCTTCGCCGCCGACTTTGAGGTCAAGGCCTTCCAGTCGGTGAACCGCCTTGCCTGACCCGGTTGTGTATGGCTGCGACTCAAGCAGTTTCTTGGCAGCGTCCTTGCCAATTACGTCTTCAATTTTGTCGGGCTCGGTGACCTTGTCATAAACGCCGTTCCCGCCGAGGTCAAACGCTCGCAGCGTGCTGTTGTGCGGTAGGTATTCGACTTTGCTGATCTGTTTGCTCAAGTCATACCGTTCAGCAGACTGCTCGCCCGTTACCATCGCGATACGGTCGAAACCGTTATCTACGGCGTAGCGGATCATGCGCTTGAGGGCGAGGCTGATGATTGGCTTCGGGTCTTTCCCAATAAAAGGGGCATCAGGGGTGGACTTGATGCTTGGGATGTACTTAGCTGCAACAGCGGGCGGCAACGACTTGAGAACGTCGTCAAATTCGTGAGCTTCGAATGTTTTGCCTTGGTACGTATAGCGGCAGGCCATTATGCAAACTCCAATGCTGTCGGGTTTTTGCGGTGGCCTGATAGCCAGTTGTATAGCGTTTTCATCTTGAATCCGAGCGCATCTGAGGCAATTTGCACGCTATCAAATATTTCTCCCGTTTCACGGTTACGCACCCTGCGGCTGTTGGGATGGTCTGCGCCAGTCTTTCCGTACATCGGGTTTAGTTGCCCTATTTTCGCGGCGGCAATCCTTTCTTTCCACCACGTAGGCAATGTTTTCCCGCGCAAATTGTGCGGACTTGATTTCAACGTTTCTGACTTCTTTCGGCACGTTTCTGCCGACAGCCTTTTCCCCCAGTTGTGATGCTTCGCCCCAGAAAATGCGGCGCTGAGTTTTGCGCGCGTCTCATCGCCCGGAGAATGGCCGCTGTGCCCCTCTCCCCCAAGGGTCAAGTTACACAAGGTTCCTCCATCTTTGCGGCGCCGATATGTCGCAATCAATTCGCGCTCCATTTCGAAAGCATCTTCTTCAGTGAAAAAGTCAGCCACCAGTTCAACGGTGAACGTTGTCCGAGATGTGATGTTTCTCCAAAAGTGGTTCCGCTTGGTCGTTACGTATGCGCGGCTGTACTGCTTGGTTTGTGTGCGAGTTCCCTTGCCAACGTAAAACACTTCGTTGGTGTCGTCTCTGCGATGAACGTAAATAAAGTACGTGTCAATCACAGACCACCTCCAGTACGCCGTCTGCTTCCATGCGCTTTACGATCCCGAGAAAATCGTCATCAACCGCTTTGGCAATGGCGTCGGCTTGTTTGCGGTACTCCTGCTGCCAGTCGCCTTGAATCTCTTCCAGAAACAGCACGCGCTTACCGTCGGCATCGGTGCGCTCGTTGAAGCGGATGTGGGCCAGGATGTTGGGTTGGTCCCAGTGGGAGGATTTGTAACCCTTTGGAGTCGCATCTTTGATGGATTTGATGCGAGTCCGAATCTGATTAAGCTCGCCATTTTCAGCGGCTGAGAGATTCCCCCGATCCTCTAGTTCGAGCGCCTTGGCGCGTAGCGATGTAAGCTCGGCCTCATTGCCGGTTGGCTTTGGCGGCAACGTTAGCAACAGTTCCCGGTAGTTCTCTCCTCCGGGGAGGGTGTAGTTGCTGTATTTGGTATCCCCTTTGCTTTCGCTGTCGATGAATTCTTGAGCCGATTGGCGAGCCATGAAGCCCGACTCAATCACATTCCCATTGCTATCAACAACGTCGTAATCTTGCGGCCCGTTCTTAACGATTTCTGCGCCGCTCAGTTTTGAGCCCAACTCCGTCTCAGTAACCTTCACGCCATTCTGCGCAAGGTACTGCTGCACCTGTTCACGGCTAACCTTGCCCTGTTGCAGGTCCAGCCAATCAGTGATGCCGCTCCACTCGATTTCGTCCTTCTTGACGCCGAGCTTTGCGGCGTTCGCGTTGAGCCATGCCTTCCACTGATCTACCGGGGCTTGCGGGAATGGGGTCTTGCCGACGGCTTCGGATAGCACCGAGCGCCATAGCGGGGCGGGCGCAGGCTTGCTGCGCTGGAACAGGGTATCGCCGACAAGAGTATCGCCGACCAGCGCCCTGCTGGCGCCACGCGAGTTGATTGCGTCCAACGCCCTGACTTCGATCCGCGCCAACAAGGCGCCGACGTTTCGGACGCCGTCTCTGGCGCTTGTCGCGAACGACACATACGGACCCGGCGCGTAATCCTGCGTAGCCATCATCGCCGCCGACGCTCGCGACCGATACGCGGCAGCAACTATGTCGCGCGCCAGTTCGCCATCAAGCAGCTTGGTCGCATCTTCAAAGTTAACCGGGAAAAACCCGGTTGGATGATATTGTGCGTCAAGGAACACGATGCCTTGTTGCCCTTGCGCAATTTCCGGGACAACCGTCTTCGCGATCTCCGGGGCGTTGATGACCGGGCCGAGATAGCCACGTTTTTCTACCGTCTCTTCAAGATAGCGAATCCGGTGTTTTTTCGCGGCCTCGCGGAATGGGCCGCTTTCATCCACACCGTCCGCGCTATAGCCAGCATACCCGCGCGTAGTCACCGACACGATGCCGCGATACTCTGGCGCTATCCCCTTCGCCAATCTACCGATCGCGTCGGACAACTGCCTATCCGCATCGCTCAACGTGTAGTTGTCAGACGGGTGATTGTGCGCAACGTAAAACGCAGACGACCCCTTGATCGCCGTGACGAACTTGATGATCTCCTGCGGGTATGCCGAAGCCTGCGATGTCGCTCCGCCGAACATGCGCTGCACCGCGAGAATTTTCCCGGCGCGGTCGGTGACAACCACATCAACATGCTCGCGAACGAGCGAACTTAGCGAGCTGGTCGCTAGCGCGGCATCTTGCAGGTTGCGAACGGAGGCGACGGCGGAGTCGCGAACGGCCCCGGGTTCGAGCTTTACTCCGGTCGCGTATCGTCCAGGCAGGGTTCGCTGTTCGGCCCGGTTGACGGCGGTTTTTGCGTCGATGCCGTCGGATCGAGCGGAACTGACCCGTTCAACCAGATTTGCTCTTTGGTTGTCGGGTACTTCGTCTGCGAAAAGGTCGCGCTGTCCATATTCCGATTGTGGCTCAAACAAGGAATTTTGTCCACGCGCCGCGCCAACATCCGCCGCCCGGTCGCTGCCGGTCAGCGTGAAGTCATCCGGTGACGGCGCGTTGTCGCGTGCCCGCTGATCGGCTTGTTGCCTGGCACGTCTCGCTTCTTCGCCGCGAATCTGGTTTTCGGTTTGGCCGGTCAGCTCGAGGGAGGGGCGTTCTACTTCGCTTGCGCGTCCTTGATCTTGCGCATCGCCAGTGCGCGCCCCAGGATCACCGCTTGAGTCCTCGGATTGAGCTTGCGCAGTTTCGCCAAAATCGTAGATTTGTTGTTCGGCGTACTGGTCTGCTTCTGCATTGGCTACCTCGTTCAGCTCTTTATTCGTCGCAGCAAGAACGGCAATTTCATGCTCGATCTCCGCTTGTGACATTTCGTCGGAAATTTCATCCGCGACAGATTCCAATTGTCGCTCGGTCATCGCGTCTTGGGCAAGCGCCATCTGCGTATCCCATGACCGCAGATGCGCCGCTTCGCCGTTGCGAATGGCATCCTCGATGTAGGCGATTGCCTCGTCTGGATTTGCCGGCGCATCGGGAGCATTGAACACTTCGCTGCGCAAGTGCGGCGGCAGAAAGTCATCCAGCAGGCCGTTATGCACCATCGTCGATAGATCGACGCCATCCCGCCTGAATGCGAACGGGTACATCTGATTGGCGCGACGTGGGGTCTCGCCGGTCAAATCGCGCGCGAACTCCGAGCGCAACCCGCCAGCGGCCTTGATGGCCGCGATCAGCGTCGGCTCCTTGCGCGGCTTCTTCGGCTTTGCGGGCCTGGCCGGCGTCAGTGCCTCGACTGGCTGGGCGGCTGGTACTGCGCCAACAGGACGAGCGCTTGCAGGTGCATCAGGCTTTGCGGGAACTGCTCCAGCGTTGTCGCCAGTAGATAGGCGTTGGCCTCCATCACCGAGATTCGGTCGGTCGCCAGCAGGCATGTCACTGCGTCTAGCGGGCTGCACACCAGGTTCTGCGGGTACGTTGGTCGCATCGGGTTGCTCCTGCGGTTTCCATTGCGAGATGTCGCCCAGCGGTTCACGCTTGGCGCCGTCCTTTACCCATGACTTGAATGCCGCCATCGGCAGGCGCGTGATGTCGCCGAGACCATTCCAGCCGGGCGCGTAGTTGCGCTGGTAAATGTCGCGCGCCTCCTGCTCGCTGGCGGCGCCGATGATGGTCTTGTGCTCGTCCAGTTTCCCGGTTTTCGGGTCTACCTGATCGACGACGTAGACCGGGCCTTTCCAGTCTTCCGGCGTGCCGGGCTTGATGAAGACATCGACGTGATCCTTGTCCTTGCCCTCGGTGCCACGCACGTAGCCGTAATGATCCTGCATCGGCACGGACCATGCCTTGCCGTCCGCATCGGTCCCGCTACGGGTTGAGCCCTGCGGGTTCTCAATGCTGATGTCCAGTCCGCCGACTTTCGCGCTGCCCTTGGCGTAGTTGCCGGCCTCTTTCTGTGCGTCGGTCGGTTGCGCCTTGTCGTTCAGCGGAGAGGTTGCCGCTTCGTGCGCCGCCTTGTCCACCGCGGTTTCGACGACCGGCGCGGGCCGGGCTGCCGGGGCAGGCTCTGGCTTGCCGCGCAAAATATCCACCGGCACGGCGTCGTTTGGCAGGTCGGTGACCGGGGCCGGCGCGGCCTGCGTTTTCGGTGCCGGCTTTTCGGGTGCGGGCGCGACCTGTTTCGGCTTCCCGGATTCGGTGGCCGCCTTGATCGGGCCGCCCGTCAGAGCGCCGAGTGCGGCATCATCGTACAACCCTTGGCCGATGCGCGCGGGGTCCAGCTTCTCGCCGATTGCCGTACTGGCTGCAACGCGGGCGCCGATGGATTCGGCAGGCTCTTGCAGACCTTGCTCGACGCCACCTTTTACAAAGCCCTTGACCACGGCCTTCTTGGCCGCTTCACCGGCGCCCTTGAACAGCAGGCCATCCAGACTGCCGATCATGCCCTGCACAACCGATGCCCAGCGCCCAGCATCGGCGGCGGTTGCCTGTTTGGCTTCTTCCGGCGTGGCGCCCTGTTTCAGATACTCGCGGTACACCGGAATCTTGTTCAGGTCTTCCGCCGACATCTTCTTGATGCGGCTGCTTTCCTCGTCTCCGCCCTCGTCCGCTGCCTGCGCAGCGCCTGCCAGCGCGCCACCGGCTGGGCCGGTCAGTACGCCAGCCGCAATGATCGGCGCCATTTGGCCGAACACTTGCCCGCCCTTGGCGATGAACTGCGACAGCGATGCGCGCGGGTTCAGTTTCGGCGCCTCGCCTTTCAGCGGATTACCCAAGAACAGCGGCTGCTCGACGGCATCTTTGTCTTCCTTGCTGACCGGCATCATCCAGTCCATGACCTTCGTGCCGAAGTCCTGCCACGGTTGCAGCTTGCCTTGTCGCTCAAGCTCGCGATACGCGCGGACCTGCGCGTCGGTTGCCGGGTTGCCAGTGATCAGCGCCGCCAGCTTGCCGGCCAGCGGATCGCCAAGCCGGTCGATGTTGTAGGTGCCGCGGAACAGCGAACCAAGGCCTTCTGAAATGGAGCGTGCGATGATTTTGGCCGCGCCACTTGTGCTGACTTCAGCAACCGGGCCGTCCTGATAGTCGTCATACACCGTGCCCGGCGCGGCCTTGGCGCGCGCAATCGGGTCTTCTTCGGTGGCCGCAATGGATTTCGACGGCAGGCCGAGCGCGCTTTCCACGGTGCGGTTAAGCCCGGCATGGGCTGTGACCGTGCGCTGGTTCACCATGTCCTGCGCGACGCCACGCTTGGCGCGATCGATCACGCCGGTGCCGGTGGATTGCTCGATAGCCTGTTGCGGATTTGCGGACACCTGGCGCTCAAGCCCGGATAGACCTTGCGCGCTCAATGGCGCGTATCGTGACGCTCGCGTGTTGACTGGCGTGCCGTCCATGCCGGCCATGACGGACTGCGACTGCGCCGCCGTGCGAGATGCCGCGTCCAGCCCCATCGCCGCCGCGCTGGCCGCTGTCGGTTGGCCGGTCAGCGAATTCTTGATCCGCTGGAAAACGCCGGGCTTGCTGAAGTCGTCGAACGCCTTGAGATGCGCGCCTACCGATGCGTCGTCGCCGCCGGCAAGGTAGGACAACTCCGCGAGCTTTTCGCGGTAGCCCATGCGCATCGCCTCGCGCTGCGACGAATCGGCGGCCTGAAACTCAGGCGATGCCGCAACATCCTGCCATTTCGGGAGAGCGTCTGCCATTACTGGAAGGACGGGAATGCGGCCGTCGGTTGAGCGCCGCTGGTTTTCTTGGCCTTGAGTTTTGCCTGCACCTGCGCTTTGACGCTGGGCACCACGGCCTCGGGGTCTTCGCCGGAGCGGATGCGCTTGCCGATTTCAGCAATTGCGCCGTCGTAGATTTTCTGAGTATCCGGGTTGAGCCCGGCCATCGCATCTGATCCCAGCGAGTGCCGCAGCATCGCCTCTGCGTTCATGACGCGCTTGTCGGTTTCCTTCGTGTCCGGCCCTGCGCCTTGATTTTCCCATGCCTTCAGGCCAGTCTTCCAGGTCTCGACTTCCTTCTGTTTGGCGCCCTCTGCGCCGATGCGCGCCATCGTGTTCGAGTAGTCAATGCCGCCACGCAGACGGATGTTTTGCGCTTCGCGGTCTGCGCGTCGTTCGTCTTGAGCGATGCCGAGTCGCGACTTGATGTCTTCGAGATAGACGTCGCGCTTGAGCTTGTTCTCGCCCTTTTTGTCTTCCAGCTTGAGGGCGTGCTCGTCCTTGAGCTGCTGCTTCCAGACGTCTTCCGTGAACTTCGGGTCCATCAGCTTCATCGCCATCATGCCGATGCTGTCAACCGTCATGTCGGGCTGCTGCGCGACCACCTTGCCGGACTGATCAACAAACTGAAGGTCATATTTGCCGTCAGGTTTGCGCGTCACCGCGACCTTGTTGCCGTCAGGAAAAAGGTTGTTGTAGGCATCCTGCAAGCCGGTTGGATCGCCGGTGCCGAGTAGGCGTCGCAAGCCACCGTCCACGGCGGTTTTGAGTTGCTGCGTCTTGTAGGTCGCCAACTGCTGACGTGCCGCCAGCATGCCCTCGCCGTCGCCGAGTTCTTTCGCCTTGGCGATCTTCTGCGTCAGAAAGTCCTCGTCGTTCTTGGCTGTGGTGGCCAGTTGGTTGTAGGCGTTCAGGCGCTCGCGCTGCGTCTTCTCCTGCGCGGCCTTGTCGGCGAGCTGGGCGAAGTTCAGTTCGTTGGTGCGCCGCGCAATGGCTCGATCTTCGCGCATCCCGGCCAGTTGCTCGTCCTGAATTGCACGGGCGCGCTTTTCGTCGTCCAGGCTCTTGATTGCAAGGCCCATCGTGCCAAGTGCTGCGGCGATGCTCATAGGTCACTCTCCGGGGCCGCTGAGGCCCCAAACGCCAGAGGTGTAGTCGGGCTTGCCCCAGCCCTGCCAGTTCTGGAACATGTTGCCCAGCCGGTCGCCGAGATAGGTCACGCCCTGCGCTGTTCGTGCCGCACTGGCCGCATTCATCTGCGCCGATGTGGCGAGCCCTTGCTGCGCCGCCGACATCGTGCCGCTGACCTGCGCCGGGATGTTGCGACCCAGCGCGGCGATGCCGAGGCGGCGATTCCAGCCTTCTTGCTCCACGGAGCGACGGGCGAGATTGGCGGCGCCGGCCTTGTTGGCTGCGGCCTGTACCGACATAGATTGCAAGCCGTCCTGAAAGCGCCCGTCAGTCGGGTTTAGGCCCATGCTGGCAAAGCGGCTTTGCAGGTTGCGTGAAGCCGCATTCCACTCGCGTTCCTGATCTGCCATCGCGGTATTCGCCGCCTGCTCGCGACGCTCCGGCGAATCGTAGCTCTGCGCATCGCCGATCAACTGCCGCTCGACCGGTTGATAGTTCTGGCGGTAGTAGTCCCACTGCTCGCGGGCGAGCGCGGCCTGCTCCTGCGCGAGCGCGGTCTGCGCGTCGGTGGCACGATTTGCTGCGCTTGCCTGTCGGTTGGCAGCGGCCGCGCCGATCCCGGCAGTGGCAAGCCCGATGATTGCGCTGATACACATTTCAGTTCACCAATTGCTTTAGGAACATGGTGTCTCCGGCCAGATAGTCGTACTTCTTGAACGCCTCTCCGCTGCCGTCCTCGCCGACGCCGGCATGCAAAACAATCCCCTTGAAACCGCACCGCTTTGCGTCACTCTCGGCGGCGTCTTTGAGCTTTCGTCCGGTGCCGCCGCGATGTTCTGGCTGCACGTAGAAAAACAACTCGGTCAGCCAGCCCGCCCGCGGAGCAAACCAGAATGCGCCGTTGATGAAACAGGCTCCGCCGACAATGCTGCAATCATCGACGGCTACTTGAAACACGCCCAACTCCCCGTCGCTTTCAATGATTGCCTGCATCAGCGTGACGCAAGACTGTTCGTCGGGCTCAACCAGTGCGCGCACGTTGCTGCGACCGAAGAAGCGCCACAGCATCGCTACGATGTCGGGCATGTCTGCAACGGTTGCGCGGCGGGTTGCTATGGTCACGGCTTCGGGTATCGCTGCTTGATTTCCTTGACCCGATTAAGCATGTTTTCGGCGTCAGAGACCAGTAACGGACGCTGTTCAAGTTCTTTCCAGATCGCGTCTAGCTGGTCGCCGATGTCTGGGTACTCGGCGGCGCGTTTCTGCCGATAGTCGGCGTCGTGCTTGATCTTCATGGCTGCACCAGCGTGACGCTGCCGTTGATGTGCGACACACAGCGAATGTCCACCCGGTATTCGCCCGGCAGGTTGAATTCAAACTCCGCGACACCGTCGTTGATTGGTCCGTAGTCCTTGCCGTCGCAGTGCAGCATGGCGCCGTCCGGAATGCCGGAAATCGTGGTGCCGTCGATCTTGACCGCCAGTGGTTGACGTGGCACAAATTCGCTGCCGTTGTGCCAGAAGTCGTCATGCAGCCAAGCGCCGGGCAGCGATTGCTCCCATGCCTTGATTGCCTGGCGGTAGCCCTGCCCTTGCGGGCACAGTCCGGTACGCAGAATGGCGCCGGTGCGGGTGTCGTAAACGGTGAATTCCTCGCTCATCGTTTCACGCCCTGACAATACATTGTGCTGTTCTGCACGCTCCATGCGGTAGCCGGAGCGGTTGATGTCTTGAACATGATTTCCACGGTATGCGTGCCGGCGCCCATGACGGCGCTCGACACGGCTTGCGATACGGCCGGCGCGTAGCTGGAGCCGGTTGCGGCAACAGTGCCGAAGGTCGCAATGGTTGAGCCATTGACGACGATGGAGACAAACCCGGTCGATCCGCCTCCGGGATCGGTTACCAGCACATTCAGCGTCGCCGCGATGTAGGTAACCGAAGGAACGGCGCCAGCCTCATAGGTAACCGATGCCGACACTACCGTCTGGAAACTGGTGCTGGTCGTCAGAATCCCGCCCTGATTCGCGGCCACCGGCACGGTGACAGCGTTGCCGGCAATCTCCAGCGTGTTGATTGCCGCCGTGCCGATCATGGCATTGCGGATCGCGCCGTCGTGGATGAATGCGCGGCTCATGTAGACGCCGGGCTGAACCGTCTTGCCTTCAATGATCGTCGGCGTCGTGAAGACGATGAACGGGATTTCGTCTTGCGGCGCTGGCGGCCAGGTGCCGTCTTCGTTCTGTACGCGCGTTACACCAGGCGATCCAATGGCGAACCGATCGGCGCGGACGTAGAACTCGCTGACGGGCGGACCGTTGCGTGCCGTACTGAAAAGCCCGAATCCGGCGACGTAGCCCTGATTGTCGATCTTGACGTAATACTGCCCGTTTGCCCGTCCGTCGAGGTCAACCAGCGTTTGCGCATTCTGCTCGATGGTGACGCGGACACCATTGAGCGATGACTGAACCTTGTTGCCGATCTGCGCGAAAGCGGAGAACTTGGTATTGATGATGTTGCGGATGTCGGCAATCTGCCCGCCTTTGCCGGCCAACGCAGTCACCGGGGAGCCGAGCAGCTGATAGTTTGGCGATCCCGCAATGGCGGCCTGAATGGCGCGGATGTCGGTGCCGAGCAACGATTCCAGTGCGTTGCGCACGCTCTCCGGTGTCGCGCTGGTGGCTTCCGATGTCTTGGTCCCGCCCGCGATGGATGCGACCGACACGCCCAAGCGCCGCAAGTCAGCCACCGTGACGTAGCGCTGCTCGCCGTCACCGGTGTAACCCTGCCTGACGTTGAGCACGTCGATCAGCCGGCTCAGGACTGACCGCGTGGCCTCGTCCTCAATGCCGGCCGTGGACGGCAGGCTCGCCCGCAACTCGCTAGACACCGGCTAGCTCCTGCGGCGTTTCCGCGATACGCACGCTGGTGACATAGCCGGTGGACGGCACGGTCAGCATGAACATCCAGCGCTGCGCCTTCCATCCAGCCTGAAGGCGGACCATTGCGCCGCGCGCCGTGGCGTTGACAGTAACGGATTGCGACACGCCGTCGCCCTGAATGGACACGATGATCTGCCCGGAACCGCAGATTTCAATGGCGCCGAAGCTGGCCGGTTTGGGCAGCGTGAACTCTTTCGACCACCAGCGCGCCGTCCCGGGCTCGCCGGATGCGTACTGCACAATGCCGTAGTCGGTTCCGATGTAGAGCCCGTCAGTCTGTGGCAATACGAACCCGCAGTACCCGGTCTGCGAGATGCGGACAAACTCGCCGGCCTCTTCGTCAAGCCGGAACATGAAGCCGTCGCCTGTCGGAAATAGCCCCACCAGATAGCCGTCATGCGATGCCAGCACAAGACTTTCCAGCAGGCCGCTGTAGCGGCTGCGCCACTTCTCGCGCGTGAACAGTTTCTGCCAAGGCTCAAGGGTCGCATTGGCGCCCTGCACCATGACAACGCCGTCTTCACCGGCGTACCAGGCGACATTCCCGTGCGTGGTAATGGCGCGCTTGTTGACGATGCTCGATCGCACCGGTAGCGCGGTGTACGACATCGAATCTGGCGAAACGCCCGTCACCAGATAGCCCTGCGCCGTGGTGACGACGATCAACCCGAACGCCGTTGACTTGATCGATTTGATGTTGTTCGGGAAAGTCAGCACATACTTGCCCGGTGTCGTGTGCGGCCGGAACGGCTCGGTAAACCACAGCTCATTTGCCCGAAACAGCGCGTAACTGCCAAACGGCAGCGGCTGCAATCCCTGCAATCCGGCAGGCGGCAGGTCCCAGCCGATCGTTTCAAGCGTTGGATTGATGGCGACGAGCGCATTGGCAACGCTGATTTGCACGGCACTGGAGCCGGCCAACGCCACTTCTTTGCTGAGATGGTAGGCTGTCTGACTGACGCCGGTCACGGTCTCGTAGATGCGGACGCGGTCCACGCTCACGTAACGCCCGGAGCGGTCAACGGTGACGTTGAAATACACCGTCTGCAGGTAGTCGGTTGTGACTGTGATCGGGTCTGACGGCTTGCTTTCTTCGCCCCAAATGTTGACCGCAGTCACCACGTAAGCCGACGTCTTCCTGGCTACTGTCTTGCCGATGACGCCATTGCCGCCCCATTCGATGGTCGCCTTGTAGTCCGGCGAGTCCGCAATCGGCGCGACAGACACCTTGGCAGGCTGGTCGGTGCGCACAAACTGGCTGCCCTCGGAGTACAGCGTAAATACGGTCTCCGTGCCTTTCTTGCCGGTGATCTGAAGCACCGGGATCGCGTCGGTCGGCGTCTTCCCGGCCTGCTGGTCCAGCGCTGCCGACCACAACCCGGCCACGGAAAGCGAGGTATCAGGCGGGGGCGGCGAGTTTTCCGCATAGCGGACGTTGTTCACCAGCACCGATGTGGCGGACACGATGCCGTAGCTCTCGGTCTGAATCTCGGTTTCCGAGATGATGACCACGGATTCGATATTCTGGAACAGGTGAGTCTGCCCGTTGTAGGCGTACCCCGTCGCCGAGATGGTCAGTGCGCCCTGTTTGTCGGCCAGCTTCTCGGGCGGCGTGAAGGTGTATTCGCGCCCGACCTCGCTGCCAACCTGCGTCAACGAAATGTCGGCTTCCTGTGCGCGAATGCCGCCAGACTCCCAAAAGAATCGCGCCGAAATGGTGATCCCGTCCGGCCATGACGTGGCGTTGAGGATGCCGCCCATCGAGAACTGCGACGGCGGCCGGACACCAGACCACCAGTAATCTGCTGGCGGTCCGCCTTCGGGGCGCGCCATTGTGTACTGGGTGACGCAGTAGTACATCTTATCGGAGAAGTAGACGCGCTGGTAGTCGTCGCCGATGACCAGCGATTTCGCCAAGTCCACTTCCTTGTTCGGCCAGGTGAAGTACAGATCGCCCTCTTCGGTGTAGAGCGACTGCACGGCCTGCGTAACGGCCGAGCCAGGCAGTGACGTAGCCAACGGTCGCAGTGAGCCAGAACGGGTGTCGCAGTCCTTGGCGTACTGCGCCGCGTTGTCCGGCAAAAGCTGCTTCTCCGCGCGAGGAATCTCCCCGGTGAAGGTGTTGACTACGATCATCGCCATCAGAACAGGCGACCTCCGAACAGGCCGGCGCCTTTCTTGGCGGGGATGGTCAGCCAATAGGCGGTCACCTGACCAACCAAGTCAGGCCAAGGACCGGGCGGGCCGCCATACGAGCCGGAGTAGTCAATCTTTACCGGGTATTGCGCCCCCGAGACTGTTGCTACGTATGGCCCCAAATCAAGCGGGTATGCCGTTTGTGTAGCGCCACATTCGTTCGTGTCTACGTTGATGTTCTGCGGGCCAGGAAATACAACGGTCGCCACAATGTCGCCAGCGCGGGCATACTGCGCCGCGATGATCTGCTCGTTGTTTACCGGGTAGTAGGGAAAGCTTATTGCCAACAATCGGCTGTCTTTGGCAAACGTCACCGCCTGCTTGACGCCTCGACAAACCAGCACGTATCCGCCAGCGCGCAAGTCTTGGGCTGTCGCAGACGATGCGGTGAACGTGTACGTTGCCCCGTCTCCGGCGGCGCGCACTTTTGAATACAGCTTGACGCGCTGCCGATAACCGCCGCCACAATCAAGGTCAATACTGTCGTGCAGCGTCCATCCAGCTGGAGCGGCCGGCAACGCCCCGCTTCCATCGCTGGGACTATGCAGTGTCAAGGCAACAAAGATCACGTCACCAACTGCCCAGTTGGCGCCATATGATGTAGGCACGCCATCTTGAACTGTGAACGTGTGCACACCAGCCGCATATGAGGGGACTACGTTTGGCCATTCCACATAGCCACCAGCGTATGTCTCGCCAACAATTACTGCTGCCATCAGGTCGCTCCTATCGGTGTGGCGGCGCCGTACCAGTTGCTGCCGTCGTAGGTGAAGTCGTACACGGTGAGCTTGGACGCCGTCAGTTGCGGTTGCGGCGTGCCGGAATCGTTCGCCCAGTTGCCATCGGGCACCTGCGGCCACGTCGGGACACGGTTGCCGGTGGCGTCCTGAAACAGGAACAGCCGGTAAGCGCCCGGCCATACGTTTGACGTCGGCAACGACAGCGCTGGTGACGAGTTGTTCAGCGTGATCTTGTTCATGCTGTACGTATCGAACGGGATGGTTTTCGCTGCGCCGGATGAACCAAGATCATTCACCGTCTCAAACCCAGCACGCATGCCGTACTGCACGGTCTGCGGGTTCGGGTTGTTCTGCGAGACGGCGGTGATGCGTATTTCCACGGCGTCGCCAGCATTGAAGGCTCGCGCCGATGTGCCGTCTTGGGCGCGGACCACCGTCAGCGTGTCGCTACTGCGCGCCGTGACCTTGACGATTTCGTGGTTCTGCTCGCCGCTGGTGCCGTACTGGAAGATCGTTGCGTAGGTGTACTCGGTGCCGGACAGCGTCGGGAACAGTGCGCCTCCGCCCGTCGCTAGCGTGATGCTGGTCTGCGAGTTGGTGATGGATGACGCCAGCGTCGAAACGGCGTTGTTGGTGAACTTGATCATTTCTCTTTCACCTTCACCAGAAAGTCATCTTCATAGGTGTAGCCAAGCGTTGAAACCACCTTGACCGTGCACTTGTAGGACGCGCCGCTGACGCCTTCGCGCAGCTTCATGACGACGACCTGCTCGCCACTGACAACGCCGGTCACGACGGTGGCCGCATTGAGCCCGGGCGATACCGATGTCACGCCGGTGGCGGCGTCAACGATGGTGAGCGTTGCCGTGCTGATCGTGTCTCCGGACTCAAGGTCATCCTGCGGCGTGTAGACGTAGGGCAGTACCTCGCTGGGTTGCTTCTCGTACTTGGCGATGTACTTGCTCACGTCGATTTCTCCCCGCGCATGACGCGCGTCTGAGGCGGCCGACGGAATGCCCGATTGCCTGCCGGACGGCGCATGAACTCGACACGCTCCGGGATGCGTATGAAGTCGCCCTTGAGTGTGGCGGTCAGGCGCAGCGAGGCCGACATCGGCATGGTTCTTGCGCGAACCGCCGCCAGCGTTGCCGTCAACCGGGTTGTTGCTGCTCCGATCAAGGCAATGGCGCGTTGAATGGTCAGCACGCCATCAAATTCGAGGCTGGCAGACCCGATCAGCGAGCGCCGGAAGTACCGGCGTCCGTTGGCCTGGTAGGTGTTCAGCGCGCCGCGCATCAGATCTGCGTCGCCTGAATCAGTGTCAGATTTGACGTGTTGACGATCGGGATGTCGCCCACTGCGTAGGTCAGGCTGGCCGTCAGGTCCACGGCGGCGATGAAGTTGCCGCCGCTCAGGGCGTCCCAAATGCCGACGTGTGTCGCCGTGAATCCGGCGCCGGCCACGGTCGGGAACTGCACCGATGCGCCGTTGATCAGCTTGCGGCCCGCGGCGTCCGACTGAACCACCGTCGTACCGGCCAGAAAATTTGTCACGTTGTCGATGCGCACGCGGGCGTAGCCGGTGTACGTCGTCACGTTGGCCGTGCCGTCCGCGCCTGGATTGCCGGTGTGCAGCGACATATACAGCGCAGCCGGAACCGAGATGCCGGCGCTGCGTCGGAAATAGCACTCCAGAATCTGATTTGCTGCGTAGTTGGAAAATCCGCTCATGTCATCCTCACATGCTGCACGGCACCACTCGCCGCGCGGTGTTGGTGTGGCTGCGGACGCCATCGCTGACGGCATCTGCCTTGGTGCGCTCGTAGTCGGCGCGGAGCATCGCCACCTTGGCCGGATCGCTCCACGGCTTGCCGAGCATTGCCTTGAGCTCCGCCTTTGCGCCGGCCACGATGCCGTCGCCGTATTTGCGATACACCCACGCCTCAATGCCGTCTGCAGTCTCAATCGGCCGTACCTGCACTGTCGCGTACAGCTTGGCGGTCAGCGTTGCGTTTGGGATTGGGTACAGTCGCACGGTGTCACCACCGGTGCCGTAGTAATTGGTCGGCGTTCCGGTGTCGGTCCGCCATGACGGCGACTGCCGCGACAGCGTGGCCGTGTCGATCGGCGTGACGGGGTTGCCGTCAAGCGTCATATCCACCACGCCAACGAGCTCGGTTTGCGTCGGCAGGTCCAGGTCCTGCTCCGACTCGCCCGAGACAATGTCCATCGCGTCACAGTCCACGCGATACGCGCCGGAATCCGTGCACAGCGCGATCGTGGTCTTGCGCAACTGGTGCTCAATCAATGCGATCGGGCACTGCGGCAGGTCCGGCGCGATGTCGTCCAGCATCTTGGCCCACGTTTTGATCGCCACGTCAGCCTCCCACCATCAGCGCCTTGGACAACGCAATCGCCGCCTGAGCACGACCTGAATTGACGTGCTGGTCTTCGATGAATTCAGCGCGCGCCACGATGTACGCCTCAACGGCAAGCCGTTCGCGCCCTTCAAATGGCATCGGGTCGCCCAAGTTCAGCGCTGTCGCCGTGGTGCTGTAGTTGCCAAACCGCAGGTCAGGGCGGACCGCATAGGCTTCGGTGATGCCGGCATTCAGCCAGCCCAGCAAGTCGGCATCCGAATATCGCGGGCTGCCGCTGGTTGGGGTTCTGTCGTTCAGCGTGATTCGCGCTGACGTGATTACATCAGACGCGGTGGTCACTCGACTACACCCCTTGTGCGTTCAGGATCGCGAACACGTAGTCGGCATGCTTTGCGTCAGCGGCAAGCTCAATGCCGTAGCGCTCCTGCGCCAGCTTCTTGACTTCCTTGTACTTCATCGCTTCCAGCGATTCCTGGGTGTACTTCTTGCCGGAAATCGCCGGATCAACGAAATCGTCTTCCGGTTTCTTCGTGACAACCACTGCAGCCAGCTTTCGCGACTCGTCGTCGGCGGGCGCATACGCCTCGTTGATCGACAGCAGCCGTTTCGCGTGCGCGAGCTCGTCCACATTGGCAAGATGTCGCTCTTCCCCCGGCGTCGGCACGAAGCGATAAACGACGGCGCCGTCGTCTCCGTCAAACGAGACTTCTGTGCCGCCTTCGCGACGCAGGGTGCACTCAATCTGCATGGTTTTTCCTTCAAAAAGGGCTGCGACCGAAGCCGCAGCCGAGTTGCCTCACGATAGGGACGGTTACGGCGCCGAGCGGACCAGCACGACGACGATGATGCGAGCGCCCGCCACCGGCGTACCGAGGGCGGTCGTCACTTTCAGCGCCAGCGAGCGATTGCCCGTCGATGACGCGGTCTTCATGCACGCCGGAGTCGTCGCGCGGGTCAAGCCTGCCGACGAAACCGTCGTGGCGCCGATCCATGCCGCACCACCGGACGATGCCGAGGTGTCAAGGTCGGTTTTGCCCGTGTTCAGTACGCCCAGCGACACCGCGCCGGTAGCCGCCATCGCCTCGTAGGCGATGAAGCAGTCCACCGGAATGGTGTTGGACGGCAGAATGCCCAGCTCAATCGTGTCGTTGAGTGCATACGCCTGGCCCGAAGGCAGGGCGTAGTCGAACATCAACGGGACGACGCACTGGTCGTTCGGGTACGGCATCGGCTTGCGGCCGGCGGAAAAATCCGTGGTGATGTTTGCCATGTTGCTTTCTCCTGATTAACCGGGGTTCGCGCAGGCCGAATCGACCGCGATTACGCCGAAGTCGTATGCCGTGCTGCCGACGGTGAAGTTGGTCTTCTTCACGCCGAAGATGCAGCTCGTGTGGATGATGACTTGGTTGTCACCGTCCGCCATGCCTTCCCACCACTTGAAGCGGAAGCCCGTGGAGCCGCCACCGAAGGCGACACACAGCGCTTGCGAGCCGAGGAAGAGATTGCGGCTGGCTGCTACGTTCGAGCCGGCACCGTAGTCCGAGAACCGGATGGTGTTGCGGTGCGAGTGCAGAAGCACGCCGTTGTACATGCCGAGACCACCCTTGAAGATCGGGGTGTTCGCGCCTGCCGAGGTGATCAGGGCTTTCTGGATGTCCGCCCATTGACCGGTATTGGCGTTCTGCCGCAGGTCGTACTCGCTCCACGGGTGCAGCTTGAGCACATACGTCTCAAGGCCGTCCACGTTGATCGGGACCATTGACGGGACGCCGTCCGTGCCGCCGCCCATCGTCAGCGCCTTGGCCTTGATCTTGTCGATCGTGGTCAACGACAGCTTGTCGGTGGAAGCCAGCGATGCCTTGGACGTTGCCGCGCCAGCATAGGACTGGTGCGACGTGTCGGGCGCCGAGAAGGCGTTACCGGCAAAACCGGTAAAGCTGGTGCTGACGATGAAGTCAGTCGTCACGCCACGGGCGCCAGCCGCGTAGCAGTCGATCACTTCATCGACGTAGCGCTGCCACCAGTCCGCCGTTTTGACGCGGGCGACTTGGCGCAGGTTGTGCAACGTGCGTTGCTGGGACATGCGGCCACCACCACTGACCGGGCAGCGAACCTGGTCGATGTAGATGTTGTCCGTGTACATGCTGAGGGCTTCTTCCTTGCCTTCAGCCTTCGCGTCGCCGTAGATCGGCTCCTGCTTCAGTTGAGCGCAAAGGTCATAGGTGATGTTGTCGCCGGCCTGATTGACCAGGTCATTCATCACCATGACGGGCTTGCGGGACTCGAATCCCGGCGCCATCATCTTGCTCGTCCAGTAAGCGCTCTTCACTACGTCGTGAGCGATCGCGCCGCTGAACCGTTTTACGGCTCGCGGGTCCCCAACGGGGACAATGGTCTCTGCCATAGTAGGTACTCCTGAAAGTTTGAACTTCCGGCGCACCTACTGCGCACCAATGTTGGTTTGCCCTGCGCGGGCCGCGTCTACATCCCTGACAACCCTTTCGCCGCGAGCGCCGCTGCGCCTGCTACAGCGCGCGGAGCTTCGATGCTCTGCGAGTCATCAAACACGACTTTAAGTCTCGCGCGACGCCCGCTCTTTTGTTCGAGCGTCATGCGAACCTTGCCGCCGTTGACCCCGACGGATTGACCCGGTTCGAGATCGATGTATATGGATCGTTGCACGTCTTTAGATTAGAGACAAGTAACGTTCGTTGTCTTCAATACACGCACGCCAAATAGCGTTCGTACTCTTCAGGCTTGAGCTTGGCGATCGCCTTCTCGCGCTCCACGCCTGACAGGTTGTCGATGTACGCAAATTCGCTTTCGACCGACTCTTGCCCGGCGGCCGGCAGTGACGCCAGCGTGACCGGGACCGGTGTCGTCTTGGTGCGATCAGCGGTCGGCTTCGGCTTGGCAGGGGTCGGCGCTGGCGCCTGTGCTGCGGGCGCTTCGGCTGACTTGCGCGGTGCGTTCACCATTGCGCGGGCAATGCGGTCGGCTTCGCGCAGCATCCATGCGTAACTCTTGGTCGCGTTCTCCGGCATTGCGCTGACCGTCTTCAGCGCGGCGTCCATCGCCTTCCATGCCGGGGAATCCTTTTGGTACAGCTTCTTGTTGTCGTCGTCCGTCATGAAGCGCTTCAAGCTGCGATCGACGTAGCGCTCGGCCGCCGCCTGGTTGGCCTTGACGGCTTGCTCAGAGCCCTTGATGTCAGCCCGCAGTTCGGCGATCTGCGCATTGAGCTTGTTCGACTCGCGGAAAGCCTCAGACGCCGAAATGTCGCCGGCATCCAGTTTGGCCGCGATCGCCTCAAGGTCGGCTTCCGCTTTGGTCAGACTTTCCTTGAGCGGCGCGACATCCGTCACCGGCAGATAGACCGGCTCGTCGTCGTCCACGTCTTCGGCAACCGGATCAACGGCAAGAGCCGGCGCTTCTGGCGCGGCCGGTGCTTCCGCCACGGGCGGCGCAGCAGGCTCAGTCGCCGGCGCTTCGGCTGGCTTATCCGCGTTCGGCGTTTCTTCCGGCTTATCGGCCTTGTCGGTCGCGGGCTCCGGCTTCTCTTCGGCGGGAGGCAGCGCTTCCGGCGCGTCTTCAGCGGCCGGTGCGTCCATCTCGTTGAGTTCCGCCATTGCCGCGCGCTCTGCGGCGCTCATCAGTTCGTCGGTGTCTGCCATGCGTAGGGCTCCTATCGTGTGGGCGTTTTCAGCATGTCAACGGGTACATAGCCCGCTGACGTCGGTTGTTCTGGTGAAGCGGGTACAGCAATCGGGTCGGCGCCACCGGGCTTGTCCACGGACGCCATGATTGCGGCTGCGGTCTGCCCGACTTGCGGCGCCGAGTTCAGCACGGCGCCCGATTCGAGACTCGTGAATACCGCCATCAGCGAGTCTTTCAGCGTGCGGGCATCCATACTGTCGGCTTCGGCGTTGATCTTGCGAAGCTGCGCCATCGCGGTTTCCATCTTGAGCCGGTCGGAAAGTTCCGCCTTTTGCTGGTTGGCGTCGATCTGCGCCTGCTCTTCCGGAGACAGCTTCTCGTTTTCGTCGCGTTGGCCGGTGACCTGACGGATGCGCTTGACTGCGATTTCGCGCAACGGCATGTCAGACATATCCACCAGCACGTCCAGCAGTGCACGGGTCACGTCCGGCGCGTAAGGTGCCACCTTGCCGATGATGTCGCCAAATGCCTCGAACTGCGCTTGACGCATACTGGCACGGCTGTCGCGCTCGGCAATGATGAAGTCCGCCCGGCTGGCGGTGATTGGGTCGGCGGACTCGTCGCTATCTTCTTCGCCGCCGTTGATGACAGTGAAGTCTGCGGCATCGCGCTCGCCCAGCAGGCGAATGACCTTGCGCTGCGTGTAGAACTGCTCGATGTTGGTCAGCTCGAGCTCGCCTACCAGTTGCGAGTGCAGCAGCTGATTGTCGAAAACCTCGGCCGTGACCAGCCCGCCCTGCTCCGACTTGACCAACAGCGCCTTGCCGGACTGCGAGTTCGGGCCGCGCCCCAGGTTCTCCTGAGTGACGCCGGATGAGTTGCGGGCAAGCGTTTCGTGGATCCGCGCCATCTCGACGGCCTGCGACGCCACGGCGTGATCGGTCTCCACTCGGAACTTGCCGAGCCCGCCCGCCTCAAGCTCGATGATCGCGTCCGGGCGCGCGACCTCTGTCGGCAACTCGTTTGACTGCGCCGGGCCAAGCGCGCCTTTCTCGTAGACAACCCGCTTGGTCGAAAGCGCGTGAATCGCTTTCGCGTTCATCTTGTTGAACGTGTCCTGCTCGCCGATGATGCCGCGCACGATACCGTAGGGGAGCCCTGTACTGGCTTTGCGGTAGCACCACATCGGGACGTAGGGGAACCGGTTGTGACGGTATGGGCTATCGGTGTCCATCAACAGGTCGAAGTCCGTCATGATCGCCACGCGGACGCGCATTTTCATCCGGCGCTCGACCTTCCAGCCGTTCTCCTCGACCAGGTACATCAGCGGGCCATCGGTGTTCATCAACACGCAGCCGTTCCACGGCCCCTGCGTGATGACGTCGCACATCTGCACTTCGCGATACCAGACTTCGTAGAGCTTGACCTGCTTGCGCTCCATCCATCCGGTCTGCATGCCGTTGAGCGATGATCGATAGCCACTTGCCAGCGGGCGGCCGTTGATCTGCTCGCCCATGTAGTAGATGTCGTCCTCGTCGTACTGGAATCGACGGTCGCCGAGATAGCCAGCGGCGCGCCCAAGCACTGCGGCGCGCTCCGGAAAATACTTCTCGGCGATGTCCAGGTCCACGTAGCGGAATCGCACGACGTAGCGGGCATCCTCAAGATCGTTGCGACGCGACATCGAGTCGTGATAGACATTGCGCCACGACACAAACCGGTTCAACAGTCGCTCGCCGTCGTCAAAATCCGGCCTGACTCCGACCTCCACCCAGCTCAACCCGGCTTTTGTCGCTTCGCTGAACGCCGACGACCGCTCGAACTGCGAGCGATTGGCGTCCTGCAGATACTTCAGCAGCTTGGATTTCTGTTCCGCCTGTGCGGAATCTTCCTTGCCGCGCGGCAGCACGTTGGTATCGAAGCGCATGCGGCGCTCGGTGCCTACCATCCAGTCAACGATGGGCTTGATGATGTTGGTCGCGGCGTCTGACTGCCCACGGGCATCGAGGATCGCCTTTTCTTCGGCGGTCAGTTGATCGTGGTCGTAGTACGCCTCATCACGCGCCATGAGGATGCGGTTCTCGGCCTGATAGTCGCGCTCGAACTGGATGTAACCCCGCAGCCGGGAAAACTTCTGGATTGACTCGTTGCTGTCCAGCGGGTGCGCTGGGCCGTCCTCATTTGCCGCGTCACCATAGACCGGCTCAATGCGCGAACCCTGGCGAGCGTTGGCAATCCTCATCCTCGAATCTCGCCTTCGTGCAACACCTTACCGGTGTTTTGGTCCTTGACGATGAATTCGCCCATGCGAATTTCAGGTGCCAGCGTGTCGGTGTAGCCGTCCGGACGCGGCTTCATGCGCAGCAGATCCTCCAGCTTGTCGTCCATCACGCCGATGATGTTGTGCACGGCGCCGCGGGCCTTGCCGGGATCGCCGAAACCCATCTGCACGACCTCGCGCATAGCCTCAAGCGTTGCTGTCTTGACGTCCAGATTGCCGCGATGATCGATGTATTTCCACAGCGACGACAGGCAGATCGCAAAGACCCGCTTGCCACTGCCCAGTCGCATCTGCTCGCCCAGTGTGTTGCTGCGACGCCACATGCAAAGCGCCGGCTCGTCGTTGATGTACTGCATCGACCAGGCGATGTCACCACGCACACCCGATTCGCGGGCGCCACGGCCGCCGACCATGTACATAGGACGACCGCCGACGCCAAGGATGCCACTCATCATTGGCCTCGCTGACTATCTGCAATCGCATCCACCAACGACCCAAACCGTTCGCTGGACAAAATTGCCCGAACCTTCGACCGCGCATCAATGGTTGCCATTTCTGCGGTTTGGCGGCGGATGTCCTCAACGCTCGCAGACGACGGTGCGGTAATCACTCCGGCCCCCGTAACTACTGCGCCATTCCACAGCACGGCTACACAGAAACACACGTTTGTCGTGATGTCGCCACGCTGCTCACCAAAGGTCATCTCCTGTATGTCGCCCCAATGACCGCTGTCGCTGTCCGTCCGCAAGAACTCAATCATCGCAATTGCGTCGTCGATGGTTTTTTCTGTTGGCTCTGTCATACCGTCTTCCAGGACGCCCGCTCACGGCGCCCGGTTGTTTGGTTGGGCGCGAGTTGAGCAAATCGCCGGGAAATCCACAAGTAACGACTGGCGTCCATCAGGTGGTCACGCTTCTTCACGATGCGACCATCTTTGCGGTGATAGAAATTCTTCTCGGCAAACCACTGCGTCAGGTGAGTAAACACCTTGAATCTGCCTTGCAGCATCGCCTCGTAAACTGAATCAAGGCCGCCGCTGACAGATTCCAGCGCTTTGCGCGTGCCTTCACCGATGCCAGGCTCCGCGTGTTGCGCATGCTCAGGCAGCATGTTGACGCCCTTCTCGCGCATCAGGTTCGCTTTGCTGACACCGGCTGCGCCGTCCGGCCTGTCGCCGTTTTCGTCTGATACCTCGATGCGCCCGTCATGCGGCCACGCCATAGGTATCCACGCGCCGCGAGACTTTGCAATGTCGGCAATTTGCCCGAACGAATACACGTCCGTGCCGTTGCCCTTCCAGCAGTCATAGATGACGCCAGAGTCGTCCTCGTCGTTATAGGCCAACCACACCAGCGCCGGGTTTCTGACGCCGAAGTCAATGGCGCACAGCCGTTTGTAATGCGACGGGATCAGGTAGGCGTCAACCTGTATTTCCTTGTCGTTGATCGGGTAGATCGCGCCCGATCCAAGCGTCGGCTTGCCCTGTGTGCGAGCCTCAATCTCGCTTGCGCGGTAGCTGCTCAGAAGCTCTGCCTTGGCTTTTTCCGACAGATGCGGCGCGTTGTCCCATGTCACGATGACAAGCGCCTTAGACATGCACGGCCTTTTCGAGGAAGCTATTGACCACTTCGGTGACGCCATCAAGTGGCGTGAACGTCAGGATGATGCGGCCGTCAGTCGTGCCGGTACGTGTCAGGCACTCCGAATAAATGTCGGCAGGCATTTCTTCGTCGCCCCAAATCCAATCTTTTTCGGTGCCCTCGAATGCGTCACGACCTTGTTCGTAGGTCTTAAAGTTGAGCTGGCCCCATGTGCCGCTTGCCTCGTGCTTGACGTTAACCCAGTCAAACGCGCCGCCAGTGTTTGGCCTGGCCTTTGCCTCGCCCAGCAACCGTTTCGGGATCATGCCTGTGCCGAATGCCGAAATTGGTCCAAATAGCGCGGTCTGCACGATGTCGCGCATGGTCTCGGTTGTCTTCCCGGCGATGTAGCAGCGCGGCGGTCGATCAATACGCCAGCCCTCCCACCAGTGCGGATAAAGCCCCGTTACGTGCAGCGCGGTTTCGTACGATCCCGCAATTGTCTTGCCCGACCGGTTCCCGCCCATGAGGCAGCGTTCGCGGTGCTCCACTCCGGCCTTGAAGAAAGCCAAGTGGCGCGGGTACAGTTCGCGGCGCAGCGGGCCGTCATCAGGGTAGAACTTGCTGATGTCTTTGGCGTTCGCCCGTCGCTCCAGCTCTTGCGTGATCGCCAGGAACTCGATCAGTTCTTCGCGGGTTGCTGTGGTCAATCGCTACTTTCTTGC